ATCCTTTCAGGTAGCACTACAACTAACTTAGCTGGTGGTTCAGGTACTTCAGATTATCCTTACACTTTCCCATTTGTGGCAGGTGGATTGTATGTAGGTCAAGCAGGTAGCTTAGTAACTACTACATTGGATGGTTCTCAAATCACTTTCGTATCTGCTTCAGGATTTATCCCAGGATTATTCCAAGCAGTAGACAAAGCAAGCACTGCAACATTTATTGTAGCGTTGAAGTAAAACAAAGCATTTATGCCTTCATTAAATATAATAGGGAACGTAAACCTAACTGGTGGAAAATATAACAGAACTCCATTTGCTGCTAGAGGTGGTGTAGTAGCTACATTCACTTCTGGTGGTATTGAGTATGAGGTGAGGTCGTTTACTTCTTCTGGTTCGCTGGTTGTGGCTAATAGTGGTGTGGTTGATGTTCTCGTTATCGGTGGCGGTGCCGGTGGCGGGTCTACGCAAGCAGGTGGTGGCGGAGCCGGTGGTTTTAATTTTACTCAGTCCTGTTTTTTGTTAAACGGTTCTCATACGATAACAGTCGGTGCTGGTGGTGCTGGTGGTATTGCTGCAACCTACGGAGATGGTCGTAATGGTAACTCAAGTGGTATCGGTAACATTGCAATAGGTATCGGTGGCGGTGGCGGGGGCGGTTTTGGTAACAGCAACAAACTTGGTCAAAATGGTGGCTCAGGCGGTGGCGGTGTTGGTAACGCTAGTGGTGCTGGGGGTTCAGGCTTTAGTGGTCAAGGAAATTCTGGCGGTACTTCATCATCATCAGCAGTCGCAGGAGGCGGTGGTGGTGGAGCCGGTGCGGTAGGTGGTACAGGAGTATCGACTACTGCCGGTAATGGTGGAGTTGGTTTGGCTAATTCAATTACTGGCTCATCTGTTACTTACGCTGGTGGTGGAGGTGGTGCATCTCGACTTGGAACTTCCGGGTCCGGTGGTACAGGTGGCGGTGGGGCGGGAGCCTTAAATACTGCAACTGCTGGTACGGCAAATACAGGTGGCGGCGGGGGTGGTAGCGATAATCTTGTTGGCGGCGCTGGCGGCAGCGGTGTAGTTATCGTCCGTGTTGCACGCCCATACACACCTGTCGCTGGTTTCGCTTCACTTGGTGGCACGGCAACTGGCACTTACACCTCTGGTGGTGCCGATTTCGCTTTCTACACTTTCAATTCCTCTGGCTCGCTAACGGTCAACGTTGCCGGTTTCGCTGACGTTCTCGTTGTCGGCGGCGGCGCGGGTAGCAGTAGCGGCGCGGGAGGTGCTGCGCGTGGTGCTGGTGGTGGCGGTGCTGGTGGATGCCTGAACGCTTCTCAAGCATTTTTACCGGCAGGAACACACACGATTACGGTTGGTGCTGGTGGTACAGCGGGAACTTCTACTGCCGCTGCACCTAACCAACAGGGAACAGGTTCACGGTTAGGTTCTTTTCACGCTAGTGGTGGTGGGGCTGCTGGTGGTGCTATAACTACTGGTGCTGGTGGATTGGGATGGTTGGGAGGTTCCGGTGGTGGCGGTGGTGGTGGAAGTACAGGTTCCGCTACTGGTGGTGCTGGTACTGATGGTTTAGGTAGTGCTGGTGGCACACCTACAAGCGGTGCAGGTTGTGGTGGCGGTGGGGCTACTGGTGCTGGTGGCGTGCCTACTGCTGGTACTGGGTTGGCTTCTACTATTACTGGTTCTTCTGTAACTTATGCTACGGGTGGTACTGGTGGAGCGACTAGCGGTAATGCTGCTGGTGCTGCGGGTGGTGCTAATACTGGAAACGGTGCTGGTGGTGGTTCTGCTACTGGCGGCGCGGGAGCCGCTGGCGGTTCGGGTGTTGTAATCGTAAGAGTTCGCACCGCTTAATTAATTCAACTATTGAAAGGAAAGTCATGGCACATTTCGCACGAGTAGAGGACGGCATTGTCCGTGAAGTGATTGTGGTTGGTAATGATGACTGCGCCGGCGGTGACTTCCCAGAGTCTGAGGCAGCGGGTCAGGCGTTCATTGCCAGCATCGGTTTGGCAGGACAGTGGCGGCAGACCTCTTACAACGGCAACTTTCGTGGCACATACGCCGGCATCGGTTTCACCTTTGATGCTGACGCTGACGAGTTCGTTGCACCCGCAGCACCAGAAGCTGAGGAAATCGAAGCACCGATTACACCATGAGCACCGGCGAGATCATCAGCCTAGTTGCAGTCTCACTGTCGATTGTGACGGCGTTACTCGGTGGGTTGTTGTGGGTGGTCAAGGCGCAAGTGCAAGCCATGCACAAAGACCTGCAACCCAATGGCGGCACCAGCACGAAGGATCAATTGAACCGCATTGAGTCTGACATCAGGGAAGTGCGTCACAAAGTTGACGACCACATCACCTGGCACATGGACAACTGAGAGGCGCGACATGTTCACAGTGAAGTTCTGGAAAGACGCCGCCGAGCGTGCCATTCGCACCGCAGCGCAGGCGTTGTTGGCGTTATGGGCAACCGATGTCACCGGCGTGTTGGCAGTGGATTGGGTGCAGGCTGGCAGCGTTGCGGCGTTGGCGGCCTTAACATCAATCCTCATGTCGATTATTGCCACCGGCGTGGGCGATAAGGACACCGCAACATTTCGCAAGTGAGAGGAACACGATGAAGGTCAGCCCCACAAGATTGGTGCAAAAATTAGAGGCACACAACGTACCGTTCAAGCTGGTGCCAGGTTATGACGCCGCAAGGATTGACCCTTTCCATGGACAATCTAACTTCAAAGGCGTGCTGTTGCACCACACCGCAGGCATTGACTCACTCAATTATATTGTCAACACCAACCCGTACGCCCCAGTTCGGGCCTGCCATTTCCTTGTGCAACGTGGCGGCACGGTGCAAGTTGTTTCTGCCGTTGGTGCCTACCACGCTGGCAAAGGTGGGCCGTGGAAGTTCAGCCGCCTAGTCACTATTCCCAAAGACCAAGGCAACCAACATCTGTACGGCATTGAGATTGAATCCCGAGGCACCAGCCCAACAATCAGCAACGACCTCGGCGCAATCAACATCCGCCAGGTTGTCAGCACGGCGTTGCTGTCGGCAGCGTTGCTTGATGCTATGCGCCCGACATGGCAGTCGCTGCCTGTCACTCGTGTAATACGTCACCGCGATTGGACGCCCCGCAAGATTGATGTGTTGCAAGACCTCGATTGGTGGCATCAAGTCATTGGCATTGCACGGCGTAACCCTAAGGACTCGGCCAAGGCTGAGCGTGAGATTCGAGCATTTGTGAAGGCGCACCCCAAAGGGACTTTGTGAGCCTGTCCAAAGACCTTGAATCTGCTGCAATCAAACCAACGCGGTGTGTGACATGCAAGGCGTTGGCAACATTGCCACCGGCAGACCGTGAAGCATTACAAGCGGCGATTGATAACGATGCCATAAGTGTTCGCCTAGTCGTTGAAGTGTGCGCAAAGAATGGGGTAACGGTGTCCACAAATACTGTTTTTGCACATAGACATAAACGCTGCCCAAGGTCATGACCCTTGCCGAGGCGTTCGCGGGTATGAGCCACACGCCGAGAGTGTTGACTTTAGACATTGAGACCTCACCAGCGCTGGCTTATGTCTGGGGATTGTTTGACCAGAACGTGTCGGTGTCGCAAATCGTTGCGCCCTCGCGCATGTTGTGTTTCGCTGGCAAGTGGCTTGGTGATAAGCGCACCACCTGTGTCTCAGAGTTTCACGATGGCAAGAAAGTCATGGTGCAGACGGCGTGGGACATGCTCAACGATGCGGACATCTGTGTCGGTTATAACCATGTCAATTTTGACATGAAACATTTGAACAGGGAGTTCATGCTGGCAGGACTTGTCCCGCCGTCACCAGTCCTACACATTGACCTGCTCACTGTTATGCGCCGCAACTTCAAAATGATGTCCAACAAGCTTGGCTACGTCACCGATGCCGTTGGACTTGACACCAAGTTGGACACCGGCGGCCAAGCCTTATGGAATCAAGTCATGCAAAACGACCCCAAAGCCTGGGAGAAGTTTCGCCGCTACAACATCCAAGATGTCGTGATTACTGAGCAGTTGTTCACGTTGCTGGCGCCGTGGATTAAGTCACCGCACGCAGGTTTGTGGACAGGTGACATGTCTAGTTGCTACGCCTGCGGCTCGGTCAACCTCGTTGCCCACGGTGTTACTAGGTCAAAGTCTGCGGCGTGGCCGTTGACCCAATGCGCTGACTGCGGTGCGTGGAATAAAGTCTTGAAGTCTGGCGCGACTAGACCGGCGTGATACGCCTTAGCGTATCGGCATGACAACACCGCCGGTGCTTCCCTTTTCGCCGGCGGTGTTGTGTGTTGACTATATCTCGCCAGTCTCCACAAGGTCAATGGGTGCGGTGCGGCGTTTGTCGTCCATGCCCTTGACAATGCGCGCCACCGTCAACCGGTGCAGTTTCACCGCCTCAGAAATCTGACGTTGACTCATGCCGTTATTGTGCGCCACGCGAACATGGGCGGCCAGTTCATTGAACCGTTGCCGTTCATTATGTTGCGCGATCTTGTAGGCGTTGCCGATTGCTTGCAGTGCGAGCTTGTCGCCAATGTTGGTCATGGTGTGATCCTTTCGAGTAGTTGTGTGATTGCTGCGTGAGCCTGTTGTGGGACAACGCCGTTGCCGAGCATCTTGAGTTCCTTAGCGGCGCTGAGTCCGTGACCTGTCACCCAACCATCGGGCAACCCCATCATCCATTCAACGAACTGTGGATTCAAGCGGCGCTTGTCGGTGCGCATCACAACAGGATCAGGCGCGTTGCGTTCTAGAACAGACTCCCATCGCCTGATTGCTGGGGCGTACTTTCCCCAGTCAACGCTGGCAGCATTGCAATTTCCCTTGGAAGTTGTGCGCCGCCCTGCCAGTTTTCCTTGGTTATCCTTGGCGGCAAGCTCTCGTCCTTGTAGTCCCTCGCTTTCGGTGTCGGCAGCATTGTCATGGCTGTCCGTAGATCCAGCCCCCCTTGACCATGTGCCCCCGCTCCGTTCATGTCGCTGGCTGTCGGTGTTGGCAGTAATTGCGTAAGCGCCCTGGGTAGCGTGTCCTCTTGCGTCACGCCGTCCCTTTGCCAAGTCCAGCCCAATGTCTGTTCCTTGTGATCCCTCGCTGTTGGTGTGGGCAATGATGAATATGCGCTCTCTACGGTGGGGAGCGCCAACATCGGACGCTCGAAAAGTTCCCCATTCACAAGACCACCCGATTTCGGCAAGGTCAGCGAGGACATCGGCAAAGCCCAAAGTGATGTGACCGCTGACGTTCTCCAAGATTGCGTATCGGGGTCGTATTGCGCGAATGGCGTCAAGGACGTTTGGCCAGAGGTGTCGGACATCGTTTTTGCCTTTCCTGTTGCCAGCGTGGCTGAATGGTTGGCATGGATACCCGCCAGTGATCACATCGACTGGTTCAACTTGTGACCAATCAATCTTTGTGATGTCCCCAAGGTTGGGAACATTGGGATAGTGGTGTGCAAGGACTTGGCAGGCTGCTGGTTCTATCTCTGCATACCACGCAAGATCGCCACCAACGGCAATGTCTAAACCGCCATAGCCCGTGAACAATGAGCCAACTTTCAAGGTGTCACAGCCACAGCATCATCGCGCGTTGCGTACTGCGCAACCATGACATCATCAATATCAAAGACAAACCACGCGCCAGCAATCTCGCGAATAGTGTTGCCCTCTGGCGTAAATGTAAACATGCCACCACTGATGGACTTGACCCAGTGAAGTTGGGTGGTGTTCATGTTAGTTGCATCCTTCACATGTGAGAATCAAACCAGTTGCATCTTTGAATGCAAGATAGTCACGCGCACCTGCAACCATCCAAGTGCCAAGAGTTGTGAAATAAATGGTTTCGAGTGGTTCAATAATAATTGCGCCACGCAATTCATATCCTGCATGTTTGGCGCAAACAACTGCACCATTATCGTCAATGTAGAGGGTGCTTCCAACTTTGGTCATTGTGTTCATTGTGTCCCCTTAGTTAGTCGTTGTGCTTACAAATAGAACATTAGCAGACATGGAACACAATGCGACACCAACACCCCTATCGTTACCAAACTGTTATGAAAGGGCATCCTGTGCGCGATATCTATGACCAAGCCCGACACCTCACCAGCACCGACAGGCAAGCCCAGTATGGGGCGCCAGAGGACAATTTAGGGCGCATTGGGGCGCTTTGGTCGGTCTATGTGGGAAAACCCCTAGATGCCCACGATGTCGCCGTAATGATGGCCTTAGTTAAGATCGGGCGCATAGCCTCAGGCGTGACCGTGCCCGACAACTACGTTGACGCCGTGGCCTATATGGGTCTTGCCGACAGTTTGCGGACATGAAGGTCACCGTGACCGTGGGAGACATCGTGATCAAGACCCAGGGTGTCGAGATCAACGTGAGACAGGTCAAAGAGTTGACCCGCCTTGCCGCGTCCATTGCCCTAGCATTGCCAGCGCCAGCGCCCGAGCGTGAACCTGAAGCGCCACAAACTCCCATTGGATTCAGTGCCCATGTTGAACGCGCCCCCGAGCTGCCAACAGAGGATTGGTTCACTGACGATGATGAATAACTAGACCTCCGGTACCTCTCGCCGGTGACGCAACGCCCCCCGTTTGACCCACAAGGTCGGCGGGGGGCGTTTTGCGTTTGTCGGCGTGGCGCTATTGACAACACCGACCTGACAGGTGTAGTCATGACCCTAACGAAAACGAAAGGGGACACAATGTCCGAGTTCATTGGAACAATGTTGTTAGTTGGAATCATCGGAGCTGGCACCTACTACCTCGCTTACTCCATGCGCAGCGCCGATGTCAGATATTGGGCGCAGCGTGCAATGCGCGCCGAAAAGATAGCGGATGACATGGGTCGGTCAGCGATGGAAAACTATATTGACCTTGCCATTGCCGAACTCAAGGCAGGCAAGTGATCATGGCAACCGTGGCGTTGGCTGCGGTGCTGGCAATGCCAGCAACAGTGCCCGACATTCTGATTGCACCAGTTGCGATTGGCAAAAAGGTGCATGACGGGTCAAGTCTGTACATTGGCAAACACTACGTTGCCAAACATGAACGCACTCGGCGTTGTATTCGTGGGCGGGAATCCCACCACCATTACCACGCCGTCAGCGCCTCTGGCACTTACCGTGGCGCGTACCAGTTCAGCCCTGCGTTGCGAACTGGTGCAGCGTGGATGATCCAAAAAGACCTGCGCAAAACAATGCACAAGTCCATTGCCCACAACATTGGCAGCACGTTGCGCAAAACGCCAATGAATAAGTGGCATCCGTTTTGGCAGGACTATGCCTTTTGGATTGTGTGGGACAAAGGAAACGGCAAACAACATTGGGCACACCAAGTGCCTGGGACGGGATGTTTCTGATGCAACCTAATGAACAACTTGTGCAACGGTGCATGATGCAAGCGGAGTTGGAAGGCTTACAAGGCAACGCCCATCTTGCAGAATTACTGCAACAATGTGTGCTGGCGCTGTGTGAGACACCACAACCATGACCAACCCATCAAAGAACAAAGGCACCGCCGCCGAGACTGCCGTGGTCAAGTTTGCGTGGTCACAAGGTTTCACCGATGCCGAACGTATTGCCCTCGCCGGCGCCAATGACCAAGGTGACGTGGTGTTAATGCGTGACCCAAAGATCATTCTGGAAGTTAAGGCAGGCAAGGCCGCGCAAACGGCATCACTTGGTCAGATATCCAAATGGCTAGACGAGACTCGCACCGAGCGCGACAACGCCAAGGCGGTGCACGGTTTTCTAATTGTGCAGCGCCAAGGCTTTGGCAACGGTCGGGTTGAATCGTGGGAGTGTTGGACACTCTCAGATGATCACGGCGCCTTTGTTGATTGCGATGAATCCTTCACCACGGTCATGGTGTCGTTGGGCAACATGTTTGATGCAATCAAGGCGCGTTATGTCTGAGGTCAAATATCCCAAGACAGATATGACTGGCGAATATTGGCGCGAGAAGGCAGCGTGCCAGTACGAGGATGCCTCCATCTTTTTCCCGTCAAGCAAATACACAGACGACTACAAAACCGCCATTGCCATCTGTCAGAGGTGTCCCGTACGGTCACAATGTTTACAACACGCTCTTGACAATCACGAAATGCTAGGTGTTTGGGGCGGCCATTTATTCACGTCAGAGAGGTACAAAAAATGAACGAAGTCGAATTAGATGCGCTGGCCAATTGGGTCATCCATCTCAAGCAATTGAAGCAAGACCGCGCCGAGATCGATGAACAGATTGAAGTGGCTGAGGGTCACATCAAAGACGCCCTTGGTGAAGTTGAGGTTGGCACCATTAACGGTGAACCGGTGGTGCGTTGGACGTATGTAACCAGCAACCGATTTGACCAAAAGGCAGCCAAGGCGCTGCTCACCGATGCCCAGGTTGACGCCTGCACGAATCCATCGGTGTCGCGCCGGTTCACCATTGTGGAAGGCTAGGCCGTGGGCGCGTTCAAAGACCTCACCTGCGAGGACACGCCGCCGTTTGATGTTGCTCGCACGTTGATCAATCACGTCAAAGAATATGCAACATGGTCACCACGGTCACAGCAAACCATGATTGGCGCGTCAGAGATTGGCACGCCATGTTCACGGCGGTTGGCGTACAAGCTGCTGGACGTTGATCCGGTCAACACCGACACCGACTCATGGCCAGCGATTGTTGGCACCTCTGTGCATTACTACCTCGAGCGGGCGTTCAAGAAAGACCCCGACTACATGACCGAGGTCAAGGTCACGCTAGAACCGTGGACGAAAGGCACCGCCGACTTGGTTCACCTACCGTCCAAGACTGTGATTGACCATAAGGTTGTCGGCGCCACGGCGCTCAAGACGTACAAGACCAAGGGCATGTCGGCGCAGTATCGCGTGCAACTCAACGCCTACGCCCTGGGTCTGCGCCTGATGGACATTGAGATTGAGAACATTGCCGTCATGTTCTGGTCACGTTCGGGCATGATGCGTGACGCCTTCTCCATAACCGAGCCTTATGACGAGGCCCTAGTTGACCAATCTTTGGCGCGATTTGATGCCATCAAAGCAATGACGGCGATGGGGACGGCGGCGCTGCCGTTGATCCCGACCACGCCAACGCATTGCATGTATTGCCCATACTTCTTTCCGCTGTCATCTGATGCCACGGAAAGTTGCAACGGTGTCAAAACCGTTGACCCAACCCAACCCACCGAATGAGAGGAACACCATGTCAGTTTGGGATGATCCCGAAATGCGCATTGCAAGTGATTACGTGTCATTTAACGAGGTCGGCGATACCGTCACCGGAGTTGTCACCGGTGTCTATGCACACCGATTTGATGACGGCAAAGTTGTGCCAAAGATCATGCTCGACACCGCCGAGGGTGAAGTTGCCCTCACTGCTGGACAGGTACGCCTCAAAGCCGAGTTGTCAGAGAAGCGCCCCGAGGTTGGCGACACCTTAACGGTGACAATGACCGAGGTGGAAAAACGTGCCGGCGGCAAGACGTTGAAGCACTTCGATGTCAACGTGGTCAAAAGTGGCACGCCTGCACCTGCCACCGCAGCGCCGTCATTGACGCCAGAACAACAGCAAGCAATGGAGTTGTTGAAGGCGTCAGGTCTAAGCGCATAACACAGACGGCGGCGGTGTCGTGTGTGAGCCGGCACCGCCGCCACTTATTGAGGGGAACTGAATGACACTGCACTACACAGATGACCGCGTGACCCTGTACCACGGCGACTGCATTGAAGTGATGCGCACGTTGCCAGATGCCAGCGTTGATTCCGTTGTCACTGACCCGCCGTATGGCCTCTCATTCATGGGCAAAGACTGGGACAACGGCGGCAAGATGTTGGGTCAGATGGCAACCGGCGATGAACAGCGCGGCGCCTTTGCCTACGGCGGCAGCCATGATCGGGGCTACGCCGACAATGACAGTGTTGGGTTTCAGGCGTTTTCATATGCCTGGGCAACCGAAGCCTTGCGCGTTCTTAAGCCCGGCGGTCACCTGCTCGCCTTTGGTGGCACCCGCACCTGGCACCGCTTGGCGGTGGCGATTGAGGACGCGGGCTTTGAGGTGCGCGACTCGATTGCGTGGATGTACGGCAGCGGGTTTCCAAAGTCGTTGGACGTAAGCAAGGCTTTGGACAAGCGCGCTGGTGCCGAGCGTGAGCGCGTGACCTACACAGGTGGAATTGCTAGCGGCTCAGGAAATTACGGCGGTGGCGGCGAGGTTCATGCAGGCACCAAGGTCGGAGACAAACCAGAAACCCTTGCCGCGCAGCAATGGCAGGGCTGGGGGACGGCGCTCAAGCCAGCCCATGAGCCGATTGTGGTGGCACGCAAACCGCTGATTGGGACGGTGGCGGCGAACGTGTTGACGCATGGCACGGGCGCGCTGAACATTGACGGCTGTCGGATTGGGACTGACGAAAGTTGGGGCGGTAGATCACTAGAAAATCCAAAGCCATTGCAAGGTTTGGCCGGCGGCGATGGACTGAACGCGCAAACCTCACCATCGCACACCGCAGGCCGCTGGCCTGCCAACGTGATCCTTGACGAGTCACAGGCCGCAGCGTTGGACGCGCAGAGTGGGGTGCAGAAAGACGGCGTTGCAGGCGCTCGAACAGGCGCG